GATTTATTTTCATACTCAGGTCGTTGATCTGGAATTACTTGAACGACATTATCAACATCACCTAAATAAGCATTAAGTCGATTTCGCATTGACTCAAGTGTTTTACCTTGATTGTTGGTATTGGCATGAGTGTTTAATCTTGTTATATAATCAGTAGATTTTACGGTACCCGTACTGACTCTACCTTGTCTGTCCAGTAAATCCTCTTGTGGCTGGATATACTCACCAACGCCATCTCCATCAACATCTTGTATTGGTGGTGCTTGACCAATTAAATCATTAAACTCATTAAAAAATTCATTGATTTGATCTTGTCTCGTGGTTTGAGTTGGAAGTAATTCAAATATATTGGTATCCAATACTTCACGAGCTTTTTCTGGATTTATTTTAGTGCCAGTTTTTGTCGTAGTTAATTGACTTAAATTTAATACGTTTCTAAAATATGATGTTATTGTTTCACCGATCTGGCCCTCATTGGTAATCTGAACTACCTCTTCTGCAATAGTCACGGTACGACTAAATTCACCATTAGTATATTTTATTTTATATTTGTTTATATACTCTGTATTATTAATAGACATTACCATCCTCAGTATTACTATCAATTATGGGTTCATCATCAGCTGCAATTGGAGTTCCAGATCGTATTGATTTATCTTTCTTACGCGAACGTGACTGAGTTTCATCTATCAAAAAAGTAAATTTTCCTGGTATATCATTAACATTAATTTCGTTTTCTAAAATATCTTCACATATCTTGTTAAAGAAAAAGCCGTTTACATCTTCTCTATTCTCTAATGTATTCCTATCTTTTTTATAAAATACTAATGGTTCACCTTCGGTTCTTCCTGTTTGTTTTTTTCCATCACGAATGGTTGTCTGTAAAGACAATACTTGTTCATCTGATAATGTATGCTCTTCAAACCAAAGTTTATAAAATAAATCACTTACAATTTCTCTAACTTCTTGGATATTTTCAGGTACTCTCCATTTTGTTGCGGTAAGTTCACCCTCTGTAGTTGAATATTCAATATTCTGATCTGTAGTATCTTGTTGACCTGCACCCATAATTATACCCTCAAAATAAATTCGAAATCGTCATCGTATATTATTTTTTGTCCATCATTATGATTAACTTTAATCATTATTTTATACGCACGATTCGGTTCAAAACCATTTAAGTCTTGTGTAAAATATGGAGACACGGTATCACAACTCATTGTCGTATAGGCACTAAATGGCACCATAGACTCATTGGTTGCCATATCGATAATTGAATAAGATGCAGAACCTTCTGAGAAATAACTACCACTTACTGTTTGTACGGATGTACTGAAACTCTTATCTATATATCTTTTTCTAGCACCAAACCTAAACTTTACCTTTTCTGTTTCTTTATATGCTTCTCGTAAGTGTATAGGGTATAGGTAGTTCTCACTATTGCCTGAAAGGTCTAATGCCGTTAAACTACCCGTGTTAGAACCTGTTGCTGGTAGATGGTCATCCCACTTTAATTCAATCTTCGGTGAATATATTGTATTGGTTTGTCTTGAAAAGAATTTTAAATCTTCAAAACTACCAGTCGATGTTTCTCTACTACCAGAAAATCTTAACATCAACCCATAATTATTATTCTCCCCACTAAACCATTTTTTAGCAATAGAAGTTATGTTTATATTTAAATCAGGAGATTCGGCTGAAAAGGATTGAGTTACTTCATCGGCTTCTATATAACTACCTTTAGAAATACCACTTCCCTCAATAAAAGAACTTGTATAAGTTGTCGTTATACTCGCGGATATACTTGATGAGTATGCATTCCATTTTACTTCAGCACCACCCGCTGGATATTTTCTATTTTTCCAACTAACTCCATCTGTGGTTTTTGGAACATCACCTTCTTTACCAACACCCTCATCCCACGATTGACTTAATGGATAAGCAGCAATCGTATAGGTTTCACTTAATCCACTTGTTCCTTTGGTTTCCCAAAGTCTTAAATTAGTTTTATAATCAGTAGTGGTAGATAAAACCGATGAACTAATATAATTTTCTATTTCATCTGCATCAAACTGAACCAATACTCTTGTATTATAACTAAAGTCTTTATTGTTAAATACTTTCTTTAATTCAAGTATCTCATCTTGACCAGTATTCTTATCCTTGTAATCTTCTCCAGTAATTGAATTAGAACCACTATTAATAAAAGCATCTTTAGTTGTAAAAAAATATCTATGCATTATATTACCTTCCCATATATATCTTGATTAGGATTTCTCAATTCAAATACAGCTGGAGTTAATGATGGTCTTATAATTCCATTTTCAAGTGAGTTATCAAATTCATATTGAAATCCATAACCACTTTCACCATTACTTATAGTATCACCATCTGCTTGATAATAAGCCATATGTCTATCATTACCTTCTCCTGATTGAAAAAGTTTTAATTCTTTAATCCCAATCACACCCTCTAATCCTAATATATGGTATTGTAAATCATTCATATTGATTGATTGTCTGAATTGCATTCTCTCTACTTTAAAGAAATCCCTTATGGTATTGATGACTTCTATTTTTACATCAGTTAGATTAACTCTTCTATCAGCATTTACTTCAAACTTAACTCCAAAGTTTATTAAGTAGCCAGAAAATAAACTATTATTTAAATCAAAACCAAAATCCAATTGGTCATTTATCATTCTATATTGATTTAAATAAGTCATTATGTTTCTCATCACCAATTCAGGAGTTTGAACTAATTGTTTATTTTGATTATAAGATAATGTACTTACAAATAATCCACCCGTGGGTTCATCAATTCTCTCCACATAACACTTGGCAATATTACCAAACTTTGCTGGAAGATTTAATATTCTGGCTTGATAATCTTGACGAGTAACACATCTGTTCTGTGCAGAAAAATATGCCTTAGCGTTGTGTCGAATTTCTTCAACGGTTTGTCCATCAGTTCCACCAGTTGCAGGTTCATCATTCGTTACGGTTATTCCCGTAGTTCCATCAGCTATAGTGGTCAATTCACCAACTTGTGCATTTGAGTCAGGTCCACCACCTACTCTATACTTGACGGTTAAAATAGTATTTGTTGGAGTCTCTCCCATATTTAAACTATTAGTTCCAAGTAAATCATTTACATTAGAATTAATTGAACTAAATGACTGTCCGTTTAATGTCAATCCACTTTGCTCTACCGTGGTGAATATACTTGAATTAGTAGAACCCGTTATATTGTATTTATACAATCCATTACCAAACATTAATTTAGTTGAATTAGTATCTACGTCAAAATTAGTTACGAACTTTTTATTCGTATTGATATAATCCAATGTATAGGGAATTGGTATTAATGAATTACCTGTAATACCTTCCCCTTGATCATAACCAGTTCCTCTGGTTGAATCAGCATCCGTATAATATGTTTCTTTTAAAATTCTTTCCTGCGAAAGATAATCAACCTCGTACCATTTTTCTCCCGATGAATCCGTGCAATTTAATATTTCAATTACATTATCTTCACCTAAATCTAATTCTAAAAATTTAGTAGGACTCGTAATGGTAAATGATTTTGTTTTGGTTTCAGCTGATATTGCCTGTACATATCTGGTTAATGTATAACCTGTCGTCTCTCCATTCGTATCTAAATGTGGGGCACTAATGGGTGGTTCATCAAGTGTAGAACCCGATATACTAAAGTCAATAACACCCGTAGTTTCAAACAATAATGTACTATCTATATTGGATTGAATTTGTAATCCACTTGTAAATTGAGTTACATTAGCATGACCATAATCTGGACCTCTAGTCGCCGTACCGTCATGACCAATGTCAGTTGTTACTTTTAACTTAACAGTAGATGGAGTTTTGTTTGGAGTTTTGTATCCAAGAAATTCAGCCAATCGTCTTACATTTCTCTTTTCAGTTGCCGTTGATAATACATTTTCCTTATAATTGTAATCAACATAATAACTTAATACATCACCCACGTAACTACTTAATTCAATTAACATCATACCTGGTGACGTTTCATTAAAGTCTTTATAAGTATCTGGAAAATAAGACTTTGTGTATTCGATTAAATCAGCTTTAATCGTAGAAAAATCCTTACTCGTGTAATTGATATTCGTTGGTTTAAATTTTTGTTTATCTGAATATGCCATATTTGTTATCCCCCAACACCACCGAGTGTCACATTAACACTTTCTAATGAAGCTGATGCTCTTTTGATACTGAATGTTATGTTTATATTTACTTGGTTGTTATCGGTGTTGATTTGTATATCTCGTAAATCTACAAATGGCAACCACCTTTCAAATGTATCAACAATGTTATTTTCAATCTCTATTGTAGTATCTTCTGTTATTTGTTCAAATAATAATCGTTTTAAATTCATTCCCAATGTCGGTTGGAAAACTCTTTCACCCTGTTCGGTTTGTAATAATAGTTTTATATTATTTTTAATCGACTCAACAGTAGTCTTGGTTGTCTTGAAATACCCATCTTGATTTGGGACACGTGCGAATGGAAAATCAATCCCAACACTTACTCGTGTATCTTGGTCTTCAATAAATAGATTTTTTCTTTTATCAAGTATTGGCATCCTATACCTCTACGGCTGTTTTTAATTGAACTTTACTTTGCATTGATTCTACCTTACCACCAGCCATTGGATTATCAACACCTTGACCTTGATCATCAATCTTAACGGTAATCATAGGTATCGTACCAGGTCCAACCGGTGTAACGGCAGGAACAGCACCTTGACTTGCATTTAATTTAGTTATAGTAAATGTTTGAGCTTGAACCCATTTAACTATTGCATCAGTTAAACCTTGTGCCAAAACATCAACCTTACCATTATCTTCAAAGACATAGTTTTCACCAGGATTATCAGGTTCAATATTAGTTTTTAAAACATCATATATTTCGTCTTTAAGCCCCACGTTTAAAGTTATCCTTTTCTTCTACTGATTTTAACATCGCGGAATAATCCTTAGTTAATGCTTCTGCCAAATGGTTAGGTAGTGCTTCTGTGTTATCCTGTACGGATTGAACTTCTTCACCTTTTCCTTCAACAGTTTTCCAATCATCAGATTGAGCAGTTTCTTCAAGTAAAGAATTCAAAACATTGTTGTTTGTCTTTGGTGCTGGAACACTTTTCGTGGTAGTGGTAATGTTGGAATCGGTACCAGTCGAACCATTCATCATGCTTTTCAAACTTGTATCTTGTGTCGTGTGAGTTCTAGCTTTATTTAGATCAACATTATTACTCTTAAC